CTGGGATGCCATCTGGGAAGCCGCAGGAATCCTCGGAGTCTATCCAGGCGAGTGGACTTGCAGACAACTCTTCGCCGCACGCGACAGCCGCCTAGAGCATGATTGGTGGCACACCGCCAACCTGTTAGCGCAGGCCGCGAATATAAACAGAGACAAGCACAGCCCGAGAGTAGACCCGCGAAAACTCAACCCATACGCCAAGCAGCCCAAGCCACGGCAGGCCACGCCGGAAGACCTGGCTAGGCTGTTTGGCAAGGACTGGCAGAAACACGTATGAGTTCCGCAGCAGTCAAAGCCGGTGGCGTATTTGTCGAGATCGGTGCCGATCCGACAAAGTTCTTCGCCGCATTGAAGGGCGTCAACAAGAGCATCGCTTCAATTGGGAGTGCGATGTCGTCCGCCGGCATAAAGCTGTCGGCTATTGGTGCTGGTGCCGTTGGTCCGATTTTTGCGTCTGCGGCAGCGTTTGCGAGTGTAGGCAGCACGTTGAGCGATATGAGCAAGCGAACCGGCGTTGCTGCTGAGTCGCTTTCTGTCCTGAAGTTTGCTGCCGAGCAGACAGGCACCGACATGGCTGGTGTCGAGACTGCACTAAAGAAAACGCAAAAAGCAATCTTTGACGCTGGCAGCGGCAGCAAAGAAGCCGCCGACGCTCTTGCTATGGTCGGGCTATCTGCTGGTGATCTCGCTGGCCTATCTGCTGACAAACAGCTTGGAAAAATTTCCGATGGATTGATGGCAATCAAAGATCCAGGCGCAAGAGCCGCTGTTGCCATGCAGATTTTTGGCAAGGCTGGCACTGACATACTGCCAATGCTTGAAGGCGGGTCCGCTGGTATGGAGGCGTTTGCTGCTGAAGCCAATCGGCTCGGATTGGTAATGGATTCCGAGACTGCTGCAAAAGCGGACTCGCTTGGCGATGCAATCGATGCAGTTAGCGCGTCAATGAAGATGGCATTTATTCAGATTGGTGCGGCTGTCGCTCCAATGCTGACTGAGTTGGCGCATGGGCTTGCTCTCATCGCTGCCGATGCTGGGAGGTTCATTGCTAAAAACCAGCAGTTCATTTCAACTGTACTGAAGGGTGGCGCTGCACTGTTTATCGTTGGCGGTGCCATCACTGGTATCGGTCAATCACTGAAGGGGTTGAGTGAAGGAATCACCTTGATAGTGAAGGGCTTCGGTCTCTTTTCTGCCCTTGCTAGCCCGGTGCTGCTGGTTGCGGCTGGCATCGGTGCGGCTGTCTTTGCTCTCTACAAGTTCAGAGACCAGATAGGTGCGGCCCTCGGACCTGTTGCTGGTCTAGTCAAGCAGGCAGCTAGTGCTATCAGCGAAGGGTTTAAGCCTGCTGTCTCTGACGGCATCGCCGTATTTGGCGACCTAGCGCAGACTGCTACCACCACATTTAGCGCAATCTACGACGCAGTCGCAGTGGGCGATCTATCTGGTGCGATGGATGTTCTGTGGGCTGGCCTGCTGGCAGGATGGCTGCGCGGCACTGAAGCGTTGATGTCCTACGTTGACCCGTGGGTCGCAGCGTTTCAGGATGTGTTCACGGACATCGGCTCAAGCATCTTCATCGCGTGGGACAAAATCTACACAGACTCGGCGGCGCTGCTCAACACGATGGGTGCCTTCATCATGGGGTTCTTTGACAACATTGCCAATGCAGTCATGGCGACGTTTGACAACCTTGTGGCTAGCATTCAGATCGCATGGACGAGAGTGCAAGGTTTCATCACTGGGGCAAGGGACACAAAGGAGCGAGTGCAGAAGATAAAGGACAAGAAAGCCGCTCGAGCCGAGCAGCGGCAGCAGGAGCGTCCAGGCGTTGAAAGTCGAATCCTAAGCACGTATCGGAAAAATCAGCAGGCAGAGTCTGATCGGAAAGAAAGAGCAAAAGCAATCCAAGGCGATGCGCAGGCGACGAAGGAAGGCAGGCAGGCAAACAACCAGCAGCGGGCAGCCGACCGTCGTGCTGCAACAGTCGCAGCAGAGGGGGCGCTGAAGTCGCTCGTTGGAGGCAAGGCAGAGATGCGAGCCAGGAACGCGCAGGCCGATGACCTCCTATGGCAGATAAAGTCTGCCACATCAGTTGACCAGCTTGCTGGAGTCGGCGGGCTTGGCGATCAGTTTATGACGCTACGCGATCTCGGGAGGCTCACAAGCGAGCAGGAGAAGATGCTGTCAGACGCACTCGACAAGGCAGCGGAAGGTCTGACAGGCACAGCGACGGCTGCGCAGGCTGGTGCGACAGCAGCAGGCGATCAGTCAGCCACCAGCAAGGCCGAAGTCGCAGGCACGTTCTCGTCAACTAATCTCGGGCAGATATTTGGCGGATCATCTTTTGCAGAGCGGACTGCAAAGGCGGCAGAAGAGACGGCGAAGAATACCCGCAAGATCGACGACGGCGGAAAGGTGGCAGCGTAATGGCACTGACATGGATTGAAGACGGCGATTCGCGTCAGGCCACGATTGTGCGTCGCGGCAAGAAGGCGACGTCGTCCTACACGAAGTCGTATAAGGTTTTTGGCACAGCAGACGATACGGTGCTGCACGCGGAAATCAACGCACAAATCAGCAGCGGCGGCTACGGATGGCAGTATCCTGGCGTGTCTGACGCTCAGTTGTGGGTAGAGCAATACAGCGTCGCGTATCTTGGCGACAATGCGTGGCAAGTCACAATCAACTACGAGAAGGCGGGTGCAGAGCCTTCAACGTCTGACCCGTTGAAACGTGCTCGCAGCTTTGACACGACCGGCGGCACGCAGCACATTACGCAGGCGTGTTCTGTCGGCTCTGGCGGCACGCTGGACTTTGAGAAGCGATACCCGTCGTCTGCCACGAATATGTCAGGTGCTATCGGCGTCGATTCAAACGGCGTCAACGGCGTTGACATTGTCGTGCCGCAGCTTCAGTGGCAGGAAAGCTACGACGTGCCAAATGCGTACGTGACGGCTGCGTATGTGCGTGGCATGGCCGGGATTACCGGCACAACAAACAACGCCAGCTTTCGCGGGTTTGATGCTGGCGAGGTTCTTTTCCTTGGGTGCAGCGGCTCGCAGGAATGGGACGACCAAAAAGGGCGTGGCCCGTGGTCGCTGTCGTATCGCTTCGTGGCGTCGAAGAACGTCACAGGACAGACCATTGGCAGCATCACAGGGATTCAGAAGAACGGGCACGAATACCTGTGGGTGCGGTATGAGGATGCCGTGTCGGGTAGTTCGCTCATCAAACAGCCAAAGGCTGTGTACGTGTCCAAGGTCTACAAGGACAGCGATTTCTCGGCGCTTGGTCTTGGCACGGGGTATGTCTGATGGCACGTCCAGACGGACGCATTGAGCAGGGCCAGCCGCTACGCGGGGCGATTTCAGCCCGTGCGTGGAATCGCGCGCAGGACGCCGCCGATCTCGTGTTTGGTGCTCACGCAGCCACTTCGGGAGTCGGTCCATCGTACGGATGGGGGCCGTTCACGTCCGTGCTGGCGACAACTGACGAGCCTGGGCTAGACATGGTGATGGGCTACGCATACTCCATCAAAGGCGTTGCGATTGAACCAAGCGGCTCAACCATTGGCGGCATTGATAACTCTGCGACAAGCTCATTCATGTCGTCCCCTGTTGTGAAGACGACGACGCCTTACCGAGGCGGATCGACTTTTTCATATTGCGTTGCCCTTGAGCCAATCGCCAACGGGTCCGTTGGCAGGGTTGCCATTGCTGGAGTCGTTGCCGCAACCGTCAATGTATCTAACGCAAACCACCAGTTCGCCAACTTTGGCAACTACGGAAATGGTGATTCGCCGCTGCTACAGTCTGCCTATATCGGTGGAACGCAAATTGTTTGGAAGCCTTCAACGCCCAGCGGAGGGCTTTGCTTGGTAAGAATCGGTGCGGTTGCTAATCAGATTCGATCTGGAACGGTGGCGAGCCTCACCGGGCCAGGATCATGGGACAAAGGCACCTACAAGAACGTGATGCTAGATGATGCTTCTGGGCTAACTTCTTCAGTAGTAGGAGTTATCAATAAACTCCGGTCGGTCTACATCTACTACGACGCTAGGGCTTATGTCCTTCAGCAATCCAGCGGCGAGTTTGAGTTGATTGCAATTGATGGTCAGCAGTAGCAACTCCTTCCGCTTGACACGCCTGCCACGCTGTTGGCATGGGACGCCAGCGAGCCAAGCCGAAGCCTAATACGCAGCCGCCTGCCGACCTCTCGCCGTTTGATTCTGACGACGACGAGGACGATGTCGCTGGCGGCGGAATCCCAGACGACGACGGCTGGATTCACCTTCAAGGAAAGGATGCCAATCGTGACGACGAAAAGCCGAAGCGGCGGTCTGCTCGAGGACGTGCGAAAGGCAGTGAGTAACGCTCGCCAAGGACCGGGAACTTGGTACGAGCGTCTGGCACCAGAGCACCGCGATGAACTTGACGCCATCAAAGCTGAGTGGGCGGCTGGAGAACTCGGAAGCCGCAAGAAGACGCTGGCGCGTGCAATCGCCGAGAACATGCGTGTCCGTGGCATCTCAGACGTTGGCACACAGGGGGTGCTCTCATGGCTCGAAAAAGCCTGAAGGACGCAGTAGCCGAGGACGTGAGCCACTCGCAGCAGCTTGCCGCTGACGCTGAACTGGCACGGCTGCGGTCAGAGTTAGCGACGTACCGAAATAGGTACAAGGCTGCCCTGGCTCAGATTGACCTTGAGCGTGAGCGTGGTGACGCTTTGGTGCAGCTGCACGGGATTGAGGCCGTGAAGCCGTCCTTGACCAAATCTGTCAAAGGCCCGAAACACGCCGCCACGATGGTCGTGCTGCTGTCCGACATCCACTGCGAAGAGCGTGTCAATCCCGAGACAGTGAACGGGCTGAACGACTACTCACTTGACGTATGTCAGCTTCGCTTGAACGAACTCCACGAGCGTTTCTTCCGGCTCCTTGAGCACGAACGCCAACTGGCAAAGATTGACCGTGTCGTGGTCTGGCTCGGAGGTGACTTCCTGAGTGGTCACATCCACGACGACACTGCCGAATTGGCTCAACTCGCACCGCTGGCGGCTACCCGCTGGATAGGTGAGCGACTGCGTGCGTTCATTGACGCCGTTGCTGATAGCGCAAAGTCTGTCGTCGTCGCCACCAACAGCGGCAACCACGGGCGAAGCACCGAAAAGCTACGCATCGGCACCGAGATGGAGCACTCTTTTGAGCAGCACCTCTATCTCACGCTCGCCAGCAGCGAAAAGCGGAAGAACGTGCAGTGGCAGGTTGGCACTGGCTATCTCAACTACGTTGACCTTGATGGATTCATTGTTCGCTTCCACCACGGTCACGCCATCAAGTACGGAGGCGGAATCGGCGGCATCACGATACCGACCAACAAGGCTATCGCAGCGTGGGACGCTGTGAAACGGGCGGACCTTACGTGCTTCGGTCACTGGCACCAGTTCCAATGGCTGCGAGCCGGTCGCTACGTTGCCAACGGAAGCGTGATCGGGCACTCGGCATACGCCACAAGGATAAAGGCGGCATATGAGCCACCGTGCCAGGCGTGCATCGTCATTGACCACGGACGCAACGAGGTGACGAAAGCCATGCCGATCTATTGCGACCGTGACCTACGGACGCAGAAGGCTTGACGCATGCAATACGAATTGACTGACGACTACATCGCAGAAGCCCGCCAGCGAGCGTATCGGTTTCAAGGTCAATGGTGCGGCACAAGTGGATCACTGGCAGCGGACGTCGCTCGCCTTCTCATTGAAAGGAAACGCATGCAAGGAATCATCACGGACCTGGAAGACACAAACGCACAGCTGCGAGCAGCCGTAGAGACTCGCCTGGCTGGCGGTTGCTGCGATGGCGGAAAGTGTCATGCACCGGCAGACGAAGCACCAGATCGGTGGAAGGAAATCACGAAGGCCAGCGCCGAGAAGTACGCCGCAGAGCGTGACGAGTCGGTGCCGGTTGATTGGATTCTGCAAGGACAGAAGGAGATGGAAGCCTCGACGGACGACATCCGGTGGAGCGGAGACAGCATCCTTGCCGAGCATGGCGACGATATCCGCCCGGGTTCGCGGGAGTTCCTTGCCGTGCTTGATGAACTGCGGACGCTTCACCTGCGCAAAACGATGGACTACGGCGTAGACGAGGACGCACTGAGCAACATCCGCAGCAGTGCCGACGTTGTGAATATGCCAGCGTGGGCAGGCTGCATCCTGCGGATCTCGGACAAGATGCACAGACTCAAGGCGTATTTCCGCCGTGGGAAATGCGAGTTCGACGGCGTTGAGGACACGCTAAAAGACATTGCCTGCTATGCGGCAATTGCGCTGGTTCTTCACCGCGAGCAAGGGCAGGCAGAGCCGGTCTAGTCTGCGTCCCAGCCGCCCTAGTCTGGCGGCATGGTTGCCGACGCTCCACTCGCTGCCGCTGCGCCTTTCAACGACATCGCGTCAAAGGTCAGCGCGTTCCTTGTGACCGCTCGCGTGTCCGCCAAGAACGGCATCACATGGTCAGAGTTCGGGATGCTTGTCGCTGCGCTCGTCAGGCTTTCAGTTGAGACGCTGGACGCAACGAAGACGCTGACGGGCGACGAGAAGCGAGCCATCGTGCTTGAGGCGGTCGGCGTGCTGTTTGACTCGCTAGCAGTGATGTGCGTGCCATATGCCACGTACCCGTTTTGGTACATCGTGCGCCCAGCAGCTCGAGCACTGGTCGTCGCCATCGCTGCCGGGACCATTGAAACAATCCTGCCACTCGTGAGGAAGTCGTGATCACAGCGTTACTCATTGCCTTCGCTGTCTACGTGCTTGCAGGAAAGCAAATAACAGAACGTGTGCAGGCGTGGTATGCCACTGCGAAAGCACCGACCATCGACGGTCAATACGTCGCAGCTGTGGCGTTGCTGGTTGCTGCGGTAATTGCGTTTGCGCCGAGCCGGCAGGCACCAGTGCCAAGCCCGTCGCCCGTGCCGCCGGATGCGTTCTCGCTTCGCGGAAAGTTCATCGGACCCACTGCCGCAGAAGATTCTTCGATCATGGCAGAACTCTGCGGCTCTCTCGCAGATTGTATTGAGTACGACGGGCAACACGACCAGAGGCTCAAAACAGGCGTGGCGTTTGACGACTTGCGAATCGCTGCCCGTGAGATGCGGTGCAAAGGCGAGAGCATCGGTGCTCGCCAGCCGCAAGTGCGGGATGCCGTACACAAGTTCTTGGACGACGCAGTTGGCTCGTCTGGCGGTCCAGTGACGCCAGAGAGCCGAGCGGCGTGGGTGTCGGCGCTCCGTGACCTTTCGAGGGCTGCCGCTCATGTCACGCGCTAACAGCTGGTCTGTCGGTGCTGTCACGTTCGTCATCGTGATGGCAATCTTGGGCACGCTCGTCGAGCGAGCCACCAAACGAGTCGCTGCACGCATTGACGGGCAGTTCGGCTACGTGCCAGATCCTGTCGGAACGCGACAGTTTCTGGCGGAACTTGACCAGCCGCTTTTCTCTGACGCTGCCAAGGACGTCATCAAGAACGCCAAGCAGAAGGACACGTTTCTGTATCGCTTCGCGGATCGTGCTCACCGCCAGGTCTACGGCAAGCCGTTTGGGCCGTGGCGGCAGGGCATCGGTGACTGCGTGAGTTTCGGCTGGGCTATGGGCAGCTATGTCGGCCAGTGCGTCGATTGGGCGGAAGGAGAATTGCCAGAGCCACCGAAACTCGTCGCCACGGAAAGCATTTACTCTGGAAGTCGCACGGCTGGAAGACTGCCGCCGGTCAGTCAGGCTGGCTATAGCGATGGAAGCTATGGCGGTGCAGCTGCACGCTGGGTGGCAGGCAAGTGCAAGGATCAGTCTGTCGGCGGCATCCTCTTTCGCCAGACGTATCCAGGCGCCGACCTGACCACGTACAACCCAAGCCGAGCTAAGGAGTGGGGCAACCTGCTGTGCGGTGGTGGGCAAGTGGGAATTTCCCTTGCCAAGCTAGCCAACAAGAACACAGCCACCAACGTGGCACTCGTACGGAACTTTGACGAAGCGGCTGCAAGTTTGGAAAGCGGTTTCTGCGTGCCAGTTTGCAGCGGGGTTGGTTTTTCATCGCAGCGTGATGCCGATGGCTTCGCACCTCGCAGCGGCTCGTGGGCTCACTGCATGTGCTTTATCGCAGTGCGGTACGCCAAGAACGAAGGCAAGCGTGACGGCTTGCTGTGCATGAACAGCTGGGGCTCGTTCAATGCTGGCCCGAAGTGGCCGGCGGACCAACCAGATGGCTCGTTCTGGGTGAGCCGTGAGACGGTTGACGCGATGCTCTCTGGTCAAGATTCCTTCAGCATCAGCGGCATCAATTTCAAGTATCGCAACCTCGACCACGGCAACTGGCTCGCACCTGCTCCGCCTGAGAAGCAGGCTCGCACGCCGTCGGCTGCTCGACTCATCGCAGACACGTTCCACCTCGCACAGTAGGAGACGCTCATGGGTTTGCTGTTGTGGCTCGTATTCGGTGCCGTCGCTGGTGGTATCGCCAAATGGGTGATGCCTGGGCGCTGCCCTGACGGCTGGGTGCCAACCATCGGACTTGGCATCGTAGGTTCTCTCGCGGGCGGTCTGCCGTTTGGCGACGCACCAGCAGGGCTGATCGGCAGCGTCATCGGTGCCTGCGTCGTCATGTTCCTCTATTCGCTGTGGAGCGTAGACCGATGACACAGAGAGAGATTCAATCCGCAGTCGTCGTGGGCCTGGTCGCCGTCATGCTCACTTGGTGGGCCGCCACCAGCGACTACAGCCCGGTCAAGCCCGAGCCACAGCGTCCCGTCCTGCGGCTTATCCAGCGGCTCGCCCGCCTCGGGCTGTGGGCGATGATGTTTGCCGAGCAGCCGCCAGCAGAGCAGGCGTACGTCGTGCATGCCCGCGTTGATGCCGATGGGCACCGAGTCCTCAACCACGGACAAGGATGGTGACGCATGTGGAAGTATCTGCTTTCCATCCTTGCCGCCATGTCTGCTGACCCTGCACAGATTGACCTAGAGGCTCCCAGAGCCTCGGCAGCAGTCTCGGCAGCATATGCCGTGACGGCTGTCGAAAAGGCTCCACAGCCCACGCCAGAGCCGCCCAAGCCTTCCTGCTGCACCGACTGCGGCGGCAAGGGATACATCGTCCACGGCGACGGGCACCGTACGGCTTGCCCGTGCCCATCGACTTGCAAGTGCAAAGCCCCAACCGGCGCGTCGCTCACGCCTGATCTACCTGCCGTGCCTGCGGGCAGGAGGTAGCGGTGAGTGACGCGCCGGCTGGGATGCTGCCGCATCTGCGCAGCCGGTTGCGTGCCGAAGTCGGCCCGCGAGCCGTCAAGGCTGGGCGTGCGTTTGACGAGTTCGTGGACGCCGTATGCCGGTGCTGGAACTGCGAACACTGGACGAAGCTCGCACGGGCGCAGCCAGAGAGCGAGATGGCGGCTGTGCGTGACGCCAAAGTGCTGATCGCAAAGGTGCGAGAGGACGTAGAAGCCATGTGGGGAGACTCGCCGGAATTGAAATCGCTCTACTCGGATGTCGGCACAGACGCTGTTGAGTCGTTCGCTCGCCTGTGGTTTGAGAGCATGGCAAATCGCACATGGATGCGTCAGGCGTGCCGAGAAGCCCGAAAGACTTGACACGTTCGCCAGACTCGCCCGCATGGGCGACGTGCAGCGGTCACTACTTGGCGACGATGAACTGCCACCACCGAAGGGCAAGCGTCGCCGCATGCCTGAAAGGCTTTCGCCGCAGCTGCGGAAATGGTTGACGCAACTTGCTCGAGTCGGTGCCCGAATTACGTGGACGATTGAATTGCTCTACGATCCCAGCAAGGGCGGGCAGGGAGAACTGTGCGACAGAGCCACGGCAGGCGATCACACGCTAGTCCTTGACACAGTGCGCGAGGTTGAGCACAGAGCGGCATCGCTGGCTGACGACATTGAAGTGTTTATGACGCCGCCGCAGAAGTTGCCCGCAGAGCCAGGGCATCCGCTGCGAGTCGAAGCGATGGCGAGGCGGCAGGCGGCGAAGATGCACATCTTTGACTGATCGTATTGGCAAACGTCGCTTTTCCGTCGCTTTTGGGATACGTTTTGGGAACGTGGCGCTGCACGCGACACTACCCTAGCTAAGTGTAGGGTGCGTCTGCGGTGTGCTGTGCAGTCGATCCAGTAGCAAACGGAGCGTGGCCCCAGGCTTGCTGCCAATGAGCAGGTCAGCGGCAGTGAGAATCGCCGACCGCTCCTCGTCAGTGAGCGTGAAGTTCAAACTGCAATGCTGCGTCACCTTGCCGCGAACGTGCGGGCACACCGTTTCGCGGCTCTCTGCGCTACCGTTTCGCGGCACACTACCCTCGCTGGGTGTAGCGTGCGTCTGCGGTGTAGATTCCACGATGTCAGTCATCAAGCAGCCCCGGACTTTCTCTGAGCATCTCGCGGATCTGCTCGATCTGCTGCCTCGTCTCCTCGCTGGGCTCGCCGTGCTTGAGGATCGAGCGGCAGTGCTGGTCAACGGCCCAGATCACCGCCTTGGCGTCGCGCCCCTGCATGGCAGCGTCAAACTCAGGCTGCTCTTCCGGCAAGCGGAAGCGGATGATGACGTGTGGCATGTTCCAGATTCCAGAATATGGAACGCCGCCCGGCTGGGTTGGCGACACGCTTTATCAGTGCGCTGCCGTCCAGCCGGGCGACGTCGATTCATTGTGGCAGGGGCGTCAAGTGTGACGGAACCTAGGTCGAAAGAAATAAGAGCCGAGGTTTTGTCACTGGTACGGCATTTCACGGTTATTGCGTGTCAGGCAATCTACCGGAAATGCCGTACCCTTTGACAGAGTTGGTCAAGGCGTCACGCCGCTGGCGGCTCGTGGGGTTTGTCGATGTCTGGCAAGTAGTCCAGATTGCTTTCTCGCCCGGTGATCTCCTCATCGTAATAATGGTTTTCGGCCATTTCTTCCGAGCTGTGACCAAGCTGTTTTTTGGCTGAAATTCCAGCACGTTTTAGATAACTCGCTGTGCTTTTTCTGATGGCATGGAACGGCTTGTACGGGACGCCAGCACACCGGCACAGCACCCGTAACGAGGCGTAACACGACAGCATTTCCCGGTCATCCAGCCAAGCCCATACGCGAGCCTCTGGCGGGCCTTTCTGCGCCGCCAGCATCTTGGACAGCTGCGGCGTGATCGGGCGTGTAATCGTCTCCCTGTGCCCTTTTCGAGTGGCTGCGAGGAACGTGAGCGTGTTCCGCTCAAGATCCACTTCCGACCAGCGGATTTGCATAATCGCTCCAATGCGTTCGCCAGTCTGGAAAAGTGCTTGGATTTTGGTCGTCCAGTACCAGGCGGCTGGCTTGCCCGCTACAGCCCCTTTGCGTCGTCGGGCTGTCTCGACAAGCGTGGCTAGTTCCTCGGCCTTGTACGCCTTCGGTACGCACTTTGGGACGCGAGGGCGGGCATAGTCTGGGAACTCCAGCAGTTCGCCGCTGGATTTCTTCCAGCGCTTCTTTGCCAGCCAGCCCCATAGCGAGCGGATGTGAGCGGAATCTTTCGCCAGCGAGGCAGGGGAAATCAGCTTGAACTTGCTGTGTTGCGTCACCTGACGCCACCGCAGGAACTTGCTCACCACCAGATCATCGAGGTCATCCACTGTCGGCTCATGCCCGAGGAAATCTCGGAAGCGGTCTAGGGTGCTCACATACATCACAACGGTCCTGTCCGACAGATTCTTCAACGGTGCGACACGGTCAATCAGCAACTCTCGTAAGGTCATTTTCATCGTCTCCTTTGGTTTGGAGGCGATTGTAGGCGGTAGTGTACAGACGTTCAAGTTTGCGGTCTGTCCGCTCTAAACACTGCACACTGATGGACAGCGTTTTGAACGCCACCCCATCCGCTAGAACAATCGCCCCGTTTTGGGTCGGTTGATAGTGTACAGGGTTTCGAGTTTCTTAGACAAGAAAGATGGCGATGGCGGTCGTCTCGAGACGGCACGGACCAAGGTTGTCCATGCAATGACGATGACTGCGTCGTGAAATACAGCGACTGGGCAAATGCGTAGATTTGCTTTGCAACGATTCGTTGATATGCTCAAAGGATGATAGCGATGGCAAACCCGTTCGCGGGATACATGACCGTGCGGCAGGTGATGGATGAGATCGGTGCTCGATCTGCCAGCACCGTCACGCGCATCGTCTACGACGAGGACAAGCCCAGGCCAAACGGCAAGCGGCTGGCTGGCACATTGATTCCCGGCCACGGCTGGATGATCCAGCGCAAGAGCGTCGAGAAGTTCTTGGAAGACGAGGCGGCGAAGCCAACTGGCGTCGGCTTTCCTCGTGGTCGTGACCGCAGCCAGCCCGTCAAGCCAGAGCGGGACGAGCCGCAAAAGCCCAAGAAGCCGTCCGCAAAGTCAGCACGACCGGCCAAAAAGGGCAGGGGCTGAAAAGATTTTTTCCAGAAATGTGGTTTTCCCCGTGATTTGCCCCTATTGAATATGCAAAGATCAGTCGATATGATTAGGGCATGCGAGCGATTGAGACTCGCAGCCACCAAACGGGAGACGAAACGATGAACGCTCTGGAAGCCAAGGTTGCCGCGATGACGATTGACGAGGTGGTTGCCGTGCTGCGTGCGTTGGCGACTGATTGCAGCGACGAGGCTGCACGGATCACCGACGTTGGCCTGTCTCGCCTCTACCGTGCATGCAGCGAGGAGTTCTACGTCTCGCTGTGCGACGAACTCTACGGGGCGTGGGGCTGAGATTCATCGTCGCCAATCGTCACCACCAACACACACCGAGATCAACATGACAGCCCTTGAAAACGCACAGCGACTCGCAGCCACGGTAGGCGTCAAACAGTTCTGGACGATCCAGCAGGATGCTGGCGTCTCGTACATCGTCAGCGATCCGGTCGCCCAGCTTGCAGCCGCTAGGAGCCGCTACATGGTCACGGACGACGACGCCATTGACCTTGCCCGCAAGGCTGGCGTGACTTGCGAGGACGACGGCAGGATCGCTTGACGAACTCTCCACACTGCAAGGATGCAGAAGATGACATTCGGATCTCTGTTCTCTGGGATTGGCGGCTTTGACCTCGGGCTTGAGCGTGCTGGCATGGAGTGCCGGTGGCAAGTCGAGGTTGACCAATACGCACAGGACGTGCTGGCACGCCATTGGCCCGGCGTCACCCGTTGGGGCGACGTTGCCACTTTCCCGCCAGACGACGGATTGCATTGGTCTGCTGACGTTATCTGTGCTGGCCCGCCGTGCCAGCCGGTGAGCATTGCAGGAAAACGCAAGGGAGCAGGCGATGACCGATGGATGTGGGGCGAATGTCTACGAGTTGTTGCGACTCTCAAGCCAGCAATGTTTGTGGCTGAGAATCCCACCGGACTTCTTTACGATGATGGAGGGCGCACGTTTGGCGCAATCATCGCGGCGTTGGGGGCGGTCGGGTACGAGTGCGAGTGGCACATCGTGTCAGCTGCGGATTGCGGTGCCCCACACCGAAGGGAGCGAGTCTGGTTGGTGGCAAGGCAGGACAGCCGCATGGATCAAGTGCGACAGCTGCGAGGACTACATCTGCACGATACACAGAACGCATGCACACGACTGCGACTGCCCTCCTCTGGAGGAGTGGAAATACAACCCGTACTTCGCCCGTGTGATATGGCCGACACCAGCGGCGAGGGATTGGAAGGGGCCGTCAGTCAATACGCCAGCGAGGGATTGCCTAGACTTCGCAGTGGAGCGTGGAGCGACCAAGTCGAAGACGTATCCAGCACCACCGAAAACTGGTGGTCGTCTGAATCCGGCGTTTGTAGAGTGGCTCATGGGGTTCCCAATCGGGTGGACCGATTGCGATGCCTCGGAAACGCCGTTGTGCCACAGGTCGCAGAACTCATCGGGCGAGCCATCCTGCAAGCCCAAGGAATGACGCCATGAAACGCCACCTCGACAAGTTAATTCAAGCGTTGGTGTTCGTCCGCCTCGGGCAGCAACTTGGCACTGACTCTGACCTCGCCCAGGCGGTCGCTCACAGCATTGATTTTGTGCTTGGAACGCTTGCTCGTTTTCTTGGTTGACATATGCAAAGACCTCGCTATACATATGCACGAATCGTACGAAACAAACGAACTAATGAACGCAGTTTCCAATCCCCAAACGACGAACTGGAATGCCTGACCACTAAGTTGACACCACTGGACAGACGTATATCTTTGCCCCAACATCGAAGGAGATGACCAACATGGACGCACACGCACGAGAGTACGCAGGAGCAATCGCCGGAATGGCCGAAACCTACGGACGAAAGCACGACGTCGCCGTTGGCGATTTCGTCTCTGGCTTGACCGCAGGACGACGTTGGAGCGGTCACGTCCAGGCAGTCGAAGGCGACCGCATGGTTGTGGACGTTGACGGTGCTTGGCTGTCGGTCAGCGTCGCAGACATCACGCACTAGCGGGCAAAACACAAAGCGCCCCTCGGGGGGGGGGGGGGTGGCTTTGGTGGTGAACGGAATATCACATCCCCCCAACAGTGGCTAACCCGCACGAAGGACAGCACAGAGAGGGACAGGACCGCTCGCCAGCAGGACGCAGCGAGCGGAAAGGAGGGCGACGGAGTCGCCAGCAGCAAGGACGCAACAACGTGCCGCCAAGCAGGATGCTGAAGCGGCTTTTTCATGACGGGCAGACACGAAAGGACACGGAAATGTCAGTAGCAATCAGAAAGGCGAAGCGGTCGGCAACCAAGCTGCGGCTGCTTCTCACAGGACCGAGCGGCTCGGGGAAGACTTGGGGCGCTCTGCAAATCGCCAAGGGACTTGGCGGCAAGACGGTGGTCATCGACACGGAGGAAGGCAGCAGCGATTTGTACGACACGCTGCACGAATTCGACGTGATTGACCTTCGCCCCCCGTTCTCGCCAGAGCGTTACATCGAAGCCATCACCGCAGCCGAAGAGGCTGGGTACGAAGTCATCGTCGTGGACTCGGTGACGCACTGTTGGAGCGGTGCTGGCGGATGCTTGGAGCTGCTCGAAGACGTAGCCAAGGCGCAGTTTCGTGGGAATACGTGGTCGGCGTTCAGCGTCATCACGCCACGCTGGCGGGCGTTCGTTGACAAGCTGCTGCGGTCGCCTGCCCACGTCATTTGCTCGGGCCGGTCAAAGACTGAGACCGCCCAGGTGGACGACCACGGCAAGAAGAAGGTCGCCAAGCTGGGGATGAAGTTGGAAGCCAGAGACGGGCTTGAGTTTGAGTTCACTTGCGTGCTTGACCTCATCCACGACGGGCACTACGCGACCGTCAGCAAGGACCGCACGGGCCTTTTTTCTGGCGATCCCAAGCCCATCAACGTCCAGACCGGCGAGCGGATCGCTGAATGGCTGGCCGGCGGCAAGGCAGTGGAAGACCAAGCGGTCATTGACGGTGCGAGGAAGGCGATCAACGACGCCACCAGCGTTGACACGCTCGACAGATTGAACCAGCGGATTGCCCAGCGATTGACCGAAGGGCGTATCTCGCAGGCAACGGCTGAATCGCTGGCGGCAGCGATCACGGACAAGCGGAACGGACTGAACCTCACCACGGCTACGGCCTGACAGAAAGGAATGGACTCACATGGACTTCATGCTTGATGACGATGTTTCCACGGCAACCCAGACGATGCAGGACCGCGAGATTGTTCCGGCTGGCATCCACACGATGACGATTGTGAACGTCGAAGAGGGGCCAAACGAGTACAAGCGGTCGGATGCCAACCCTGACGGGCTGTGCATCAAGCTGCGGCTCTCAACAGGGGCGTACAAGTTCGTCTTCGATGACATCCCGAAGCACCTTGGGTGGCGTGCGAAGCAACTGGCCGAGGCTGTGGGCATCCTGCCGGTCGGCGGCAAGCTGTCGCTGTCGCCCGATGACTTGGCTGACAAGACCGTCACGGTCGAGGTCAGCCACTACACGTCGAAGGCTGGAAAGGTCTCGGCAGTGGTCAAGCGGTACGTGCAGGCGACGGCAACGCCAACCGCTGCTGCCCCTGCGAAGCGCCAGACGCTTCCTCAGAAGGCTGGCGCTGCGTTCAAGGCGTCTGCTGGCTCCGATGACATCCCGTTCTAGGAGCACGCAGTCATGGACGACGACTACGAACCAGACGAAGACAGGCTGAAGTCCAACCGAAGGCATCGGCAACTGATCGACAGCCTTGATCGTGACATCAAGGAAACGAGCAGCGCCGAGTACCAGGCCGAAGAGGCCGAGCGACGAGCAGCGTCAGAGCGGTGGCGGAACTTGCCGCCGACTCAAGCACCGCACGGGACTCGCACGCACAGGATGACAGACGAGCAGATTTTTCACGCAGACAGAGAAGGGAATTAGCGACCGGCTCGCCATAGCCGCAGGTGCCGCAATTCACAGCACCATTGGCCGCCAGGGGCACTCTAGAGGCGTCGTATCAGTGCAGCCGCAGCGTTAGCGAATTCTCCGCGCCACATGACGTGATGCGACCGCCTGCCCGGCGTAACCGGGCCAATACACACGGAGGGACAGATGGTGCTCAGGACAACACAGGACGCGATCAACACGCTGCCGCTCTTTGCAGCGGCCCGTCAATCCGACCCCGCGACATCGCACGACGCCGCAGCCCATGCTGGGCCACTGGCAGAGCGACACGAGCGGCAGATCGTAGCTGCACTTCTTGAAGGCCGGTTGGGGGCCAGTGGCATAGCAAAGCTATGCGGGCTTCTTCCGCACCAAGTCGGCAAGCGTCTCGCAAAGCTGGAACGCGAAGGGCGAATTGTGCAGACGGGGCGAGTAGTGACCAGCGCGAGTGGACGAGGCGAGCGAGAGTGGATGGTGGCGGCTCGGTAGGCACGGCGGCGACTAGAGGCAAAGGACTGCCTGTGGCAAAGACAACTGAATATGCGTGCGACATCCTCGGCGAGTATTTCGCCAACGCGACATCGCTCCGCATGAGGTGTCGAGAGATCATCGACAAATACCTTTTTGAAGGCTGCGCAGAAGAGTTAGAGATGTCCGTAGACGACGCTGCCTTTTTCGTTGAGCTTGTTCGTCTTCGTGATGGCTCAAGGATTCCTGCCAGCACCTACGTTCGGAACGTCTTGCGATCTACACGCGATGGACAGATTGGGCGTCACGTAGTTTTTCAATACGGAGATGGCTCCAGAGACATGATCGGCTGGAGCAAGATGTGTGGAGGTCGTCCTGCATCTCGGGGCGTCGCCATTAACGCCATGCGCGAAGCCATTAGGCAGCAGATGCAAGAGGCTTATATCGCCGGCTGCGGTTCCGTTGGTGCCGATGCCGTTGTTCATCACGACGGCATGCCATTTTCAGCAATTGCGGAACTCTGGCTCCGTGAGGTTGGCGCGACGCCAGAGCAGTTGCCGCTGATGGATTTGTTTGACGGCGGCGGCTACACGCTTGCCCCTGGCCCGCTGCGTGAGTCGTGGCGGGAGTTTCACAAGAGGCACGCGACGCTTGTCGTCGTTTCGCAGCAGTGGCACATCGAGCACCACGCTCAAGAGCGAGCGACAAAGAAAAGGAACGCCGGATGACATCTTCAAAAAGAATGCGGACAGCCGAGCCGCCGATCTCTCCGAGTGCAATTCCGCAGTCGCTGCGTGACATTCCAAGGTGGATCTGCTGGGACTACATGGACTACGGCGACGGCAAGAAAGCTCGCAAGGTGCCCATCAGTGCCGGCGGCGATTACGGAACGAACTACAACGACCCATCCGCGTGGCGGTCTTTTGATGCCGTAATGCGTGAAGCCAACGACCGTGGCGGCCTGGGCGTCGGCTTTGTGTTCAGCGACGAGGACGACATCGTCGGCGTTGACCTCGACAACTGCTATGACGAGCAGCAGTGGATCAAGCCGTGGGCGGCAGACGTGTGCAATGTCTTTTCTGGTGCCTTCTGCGAACTCACGCCATCCGGCATGGGCCTGCACTTCATCGGAAAATCACCTCGCATCGTAGGCCGCACGCGGATCGAACTCCCAGGCGGAATTGGTGCCGTTGAGCGGTACAGCGAAAACAGATGGTTCACGTTCACTGGCAACCCGATATGCGATGGCGATGTAATCGACATATCGCTGCCGATGGAATGGCTTGAACGGCAGTATTTCCCCAAGCAGGAGCCGACGCTCCACAGCGAAAAGTCATTTGAGACGGATGTCGAGCTTGATATCGAGCTTGCTCGTGTTTGCCTAGAAAGCATCGGCAGAAACAGGGCCAGCATCGGAGACGATTGGCGTGCTGTTGGGTACGCATGCAAAGGGACGTCTGAGTCTCTTCGTGATGATTGGATTACATGGTCTTCCCAGTGGCACGATTTCAGCCGTGAGGAGTGCCTTGACAGGTGGTCGAGGTTTGACTCTCGCAGTGGCGTCGGGACGCTTGTCTACATGGCTGTTTCCGACAGTGGAACGCCGTCAACGCAACTGAGGCGGGAGGCATGCGTTCGGCTTGGTCGAATTTCATCTCTGAGCGCCCCGCTTGTCGCCGTCGATGACCGCCCATCCCCCACCCTCGTTGACGCGATTGAAGATTGGATTCGGCAGGAGGAGACGCCGGCGATCCCGACCGGCATTCCATCGCTAGACAGGCTGTTTGACGGTGGTCTGCCCCTCGGGCAGATGACTGCTGTCGCAGCTGCACCGGGCGTTGGAAAGTCTGCCCTAGCCCTCCAGTTGGCGATTGCCTGCCTTTCTAACGACCAGACCATGAACGCGGCTTGGTGCTTGGGCGAGATGACACGCGCCGCCTTGGCCGCGCGGGCCGTGACGCACTGGGGAGGAAACTCTGCTGGCCTGACGCTTCAAGACGTCATCCGAAAGGAAGGCGATTCCCGCAAGTACGCTGCCGCTCTTGCCGCAGCCGTTGGCGACAGGCTCAAGCTGATTGAACCTCCGCTGATCATTGACAGGATTGAGCGGGCAGTCGCAAAGGACGGCATCAAACTGTTGGTCGTTGACTACCTCCAGCTTGTGCGTAGTTCTCGGGCTTTCACGGACAAGACAGGCGAAATCAACGAGTGTCTGCTCAAGCTGCGTGAAATCACCAGCACGATGAACGTCGCCACGCTGCTGGTGACGAACGTCGCCAAGGGGGTCGATCACAACACCGAGATCGGCAACATCGGGAAGGGGTCAAACCAGATCGACTTTGACGTGGACAACTTCCTTTTCGGCCAGAGGACCGAGGAAGTAGGCCAAGACGGCGAAATCAAAGTGCTGTGGCACTGCAAGAAGCTGCGGCAGGGCGAGCGCCGCGACGTTGAGCTTTGGTTCCACGGGAAGTTCCAGACGTTTGAAGACACCTCCGTTGGCGAGATTGCCGACTTCGCCGCTTGGAGCACGAAGGATGGCAGATGAAAAGGCAAAGAACGCCAGAGGCGAGCTACGGCGTCGCCACAGGGCGATTCTGGAAAGCGGGCGCATGGCCGCACTCGGCAGCGAGGGGCGTCTAATGCTGTGCTACGCACTCCATTTCGCGGATTACGAGAAGTGCACACTCAGAATGAGCGTCAGGGGTGCCGCCAAATTCCTTGGGGTACGCCCGACATCTGTACATCGGGGCATTCACCAACTGCTTGACGCATCTGTTTTGATGCTCGCTGACAAGGCGACTGGCGGTGGCAGGTCTGTGTACGAGCTTGTGATCCCCACCGATGGGGGCGCACACGTAGCGTGTACACCCTGTACACGTAGCGTGAGCGCCCCGTACACGAGGCGTGTACAGAGCGCACACGAGGCGTGGACAGCGCGTACACAAGGCGTGGACGGCGCGCACACGCTACGTGGCCCCTTACAAGTAATTCCCATTGGTAACCAATTTACCAATGGGGAATTCAATGAAGACACACCGCCCGATTCGGCAGGTAGGAAACCTGCCGAACGGGCTCTAGGAGGCGAGTAGACGCATGGAAGCAGCAACAGCAACAGAACGCCAGCCCCTAACGCCACGCCAGCAGGACGTCCTCAACTGGATTTCCGGCTACATCAACGTCCACGGGTACAGCCCGACGATTCGCCAGATCGGCCAGGCATTTGGGTGGACGACCAACGGCGTCATGTGCCACTTGCGGCCCATGCGGCGTAAGGGCTGGATCACTTGGCAGGACGGAGAGGCTCGCACCATCCGAGTGATTGGCGGTGACGCATGAGCTTCGTTCACCTTCCGCCACCGTCCGACGTCGTGCAGGCGCTCATGGATCGTGCATGGGACGACGACATCAGCGACGACGACAGGATTCTGCTTGAGACGGCTGCGAAGACTCTTGAAGTCACGCTTGACCGTTGCATCAGGCTGGCAAGCGTGATTGAGCGCACGGAGGTTGGGCTGTGACCACCGAAAACCTCGCCATGCTCGCCGTTGGACAAATCATCGCTGCGGGAATGTTTTCCCTCGGCGTGTTGGTTGGAAGTTCTCTACGAAAGGATGCAAAGGATGACAGCAACGAAGGAACGAAAGAAGACAAGGGCTGGCACGACCCTGTCGGCACCAGCACTCAAGGCGGCGCTGAACGCCGTGGCGGCAGCAGTGCCAACGAAAAGCGTGCGGCCCGTATTGCAGAACGTGCTGCTTTCGGACGGGGTGCTTTCTGGGAGTGACGGCGATGTCCGCATCGACGTGACGCTTGAGACGGTTCCGAGCGACGTGAGTCTGCTGCTGCCGAAGGACAGACTGTCTGCAATCCTCGGCTCGCACTCGGGCGATGAAATCACGATCACGCCTGACGAGTCGTCGTGCGTCATCAAGGCCGGTCGTGGCGAATGGACGCTGCCGACTGAGGACGCTGGCGAGTACCCGGCGTGGAACGTGGACGGTGGGAAGCCGGTCACACGGCTTCCGGTTGACCAGTTCTGCCGTGCCGTCAAAGGCGTCGTCTTTGCCGTGGACGATGAGTCAAGCCGCTACGCTCTCGGTGCGGTGCTGGTGGAAGTCAAAGGCGAGGTTGTCACTTTCGTTGCCACGGACGGGCGAAGGCTCTCGTGCGTGAACTGCGAGCACGACCTGGCGGTGGACGACTCGCAGACGCTCGTCCCGGCTCGTGCGATGGCAATCATCGCTCGGCTTGCTGCGTCAGCTGGTGACGCCAGCGTGCAGCTTGAGTCAACGGGGCGTGAAATCGTTGCCACGGTTGGTAACGCTACCGTCACGGCTCGTCTGCTTGACGGTCGCTACCCTCGGTGGCGTGACACGCTGCCGGAACGTGACGCCAAGGCCACGACGGTCAGCCGTGCGGATCTGTTGGCGGCTACTCGAGCGGCTGCCATCGTCACCAGCGAGGAAAGCAAAGGCGTGCAGTTCGTGTTTTCCGGCGACGGCATCTGGCTGCACGGGCAGTCTGCCGAGAAAGGCGAATCCAGCGTCACCTGCGACGTCGTGGAAGCCGGTGACAAGGCGACGGTGAAGCTTGACCCGTTGTTCGTCCAGCAATGGCTGGGCGGCATCGACAGTGAAGCAGAGCCGGAAGTTGAAGTCGAAGCCGTTGACGCACAATCTGCGGTGATCCTGCGATGCGGCGACAACACGGGCGTGATAATGCCACTGGCGGTGGACTGACATGCCGCAAGGACGCGAGGTGAACTACTGCGCGGCCACACTGCATCGGCTGTGGGCGCGCGGCGACTCCTACCAGGAGATCGCCGCCGCCCTCGGCTGTTCGCAGTCTTACGTGCATAGGCTGAAGACGCGGCACAAGCTGCCGAACCGCCAGAAGGGCACGCGGGAAATCTTTGAGGATGACCCGACGCCAGAGCAGATTGCAGAGCGTGCGGCTGAGTGTCGAGCGCGGCGAGTGGTGGCGACGCCGAAGGAGGAACGGTTCTCTGTGCCTCGGTATACGTGGGATGGCTACCGATTCAACGGTATTGCTTGACACGCCGTCTACGGTGTAACCAGAGCCGCACGGAGCGGCTTTCCAACTGTCGAAAGGACGGACGATATGCGAAGGATTGCAATGGTGATGGCTCTGGCGTTCTGTGGCGTTGTGGCCCAGGCTGACGGCGTGGTGATTCACGCCAGACGTGTGAACATCACTTCAGCCCAGCAGGACGCTGAGTCAATGGCACGATCAGGCGTGTTGCGTCACTGCGGCACTGCTGGAGGCAGGCGAGAGGGCATCGGTATGTCGTCGTCGTCGCCTCTGGCTGCTGAACGTGCGTGTTGTTTCTATTCCGACGCCATGCGTGGACGCTATCGCATCGTTGAGAAAGGCGTAGCGTGGTCTCCTGTTCGCCGTGCGTGGTTTGCTGTCATTCGCTACGAGTGAACATGGCGAGAGGATGGATAACAGTCGAGTTCCTTGGCGGCCCACTGGACGGCGCTTTGCGGCCCGTCCAAGTGGGCGTCGAGGTTTTCTATCTTGCCAATGGACTTGTCATCCATGCGTATGTGCTGGATGAGATTCACGAAGGGCACTACGTGCGACAGGTGATGCGGCACTTTGAGTGCTTGAACGTGTCGCACTGGTTTGCTTGACGCTGCTGCGATGCTCGGTGCATGAAGCCGATCACGTTCAGCGTTCCAGGGGATCCAGTGCCACAGCCTCGGGCACGCATCACAACACGCGGCAAGTTCGCTCATGCGTACACGCCGAAGAAGCACCCGATCAATGACTACAGGAACGCTATATCGCAGGCTGCGATAGAAGCGATGGGCGACGCAGAGCCAACTACAGAGTGCGTTAGCGTTGTGATTGACGCTGTCTTCGCACGACCAAAGTCACACATGACGAAGCGTGGAGTGAAGGCGACAGCACCGAAGCTACCACGACCTGACTGCGACAACATCGCAAAGGGCGTGCTTGATGCGTTGGCTCTCATCGTGTGGCTGGATGACACCATGGTGCAGCGGCTTGTCGTTGAGAAATCGTACGGCGATGAGGCGAGAACAACGGTGCGGGTGCAGTGATTGAAGGCATGCCAAAGTGGCAAAAAAATTAGGTTCTTCCGGCGATTGTTAGGGGTTGCG